GTTATTTTCATTTTAAGTTTTTCTACAGTTGTATCTATAAAACTTATGACGATATTTGGAGTGACAATTCATACTACATATATGGATTGTATTGAAATAAGTTCATTTTTTATTATGATAATATCGTTAGGATTCTCTATACGAAAACTCATATCAGATAAAGTACAAGATAATACTGACAAGTTTAAAACACTAGAAGAATTACATCATAAAAATGTGTATTTAGAACATGCTGCCAAAATATTAAGACATGATATGCATAGTGGTATCAACACCTACATACCGAGGGGTGTTAAATCACTTTTACGGAGATTGGGGAAAGAAAACGTACATAAATTAGGAATAGAATCTCCAATAAGACTAATAACAGAAGGGTTAGCTCATACACAACAAGTATATAGAGGTGTTTATGAATTTACTAATTTAGTAAAGGATAATGCAAAAATAGAAACGGATGAATATGATTTAAAATCAATACTAAAATCTCATCTTAAAAGAACATCATACTATGATAAGATTAAGATAAATCAATTACCAACTATCTGTGTAAATGAATCTTTGTTTTGTACAGCAGTAGACAATTTGATACGAAATGGGTTGAAATATAACGACTCTGATACGAAATGTGTAAGAATATACTCTGAAACTATAAAAACCGATAGTGGAATCACAGATAATTACATAATTATAGAAGACAATGGTCGTGGTATGACCCAAGAAGAATTTGAAGAATTTTCGAAACCGTATGTTAGACGTAAAGGTCAAACAGAATCTGGAAGTGGTTTAGGTCTCAATATATGTTCGTTAATTCTTAAAGAACACGGATTTAGCATATCTTGTGAAAAAACTAATACAGGTACGAAATTGATGGTAAAAATATGATTGATACTTTAATGTTGGTAGATGATGAAGATTTATTTCACCTTGTATTTGAGGATGCATGTTCTCTTTTAGATATAACTTTATCACTTCAAGCCATAAATTCATCTGATGAAGCTAATAAAAGATTCAAAGAATGGTTTCCAGATGACCCAAATGAAGAAAAACCAGAATGTGTTTTTGTCGATTTAAATATAATCGGTAGTTCTTTTGATGGAATTGAATTAACACGTAAAATCAATTACGAACATGGAAATGGTGTAGTAATTGGTATAATATCATCATCTCGTGATGAAATTGAAATTGAAAAAGCACGTGCTGCAGGAGCACAATTTTGGATGATAAAATCAGATGATATAGAACCCAGATTGGAAGAGTTTAGAAAAGATTATGAGGGATATAAAAACAGAACTGCACCTTTTAAAGTTTACAACTAAGATGGTTTTAAATGATAGTTACAAAAGATACACGGGATTTATTATTAAATATAGCTAAAAAAAGAATATATTTAGAAGGGAATATATTAAAGATAATACAAGCTGAAGATGGTGATGCTGAATTTAAAGACTACATAGAACTTTGCAAAGAAAAAGATACAGTATCACGTAGAAAACGGTTAAAAATAACCAAACAAATCCAAGCAAAAAATAGTGAATTGGAGACCGCTCTTGATGATTTACGAGTATCCAAGGAAGAAGCTGAAAGATTAAAGGAGAACGCTGAATCAGCAAAGGAAGTAGCTGAAACAGACTTATCAATATTACAGAAGAAAACCCAAACTGAATTGATGGGTACTATTGTTAAGGTGGCACTTTCAGTTATAGTGGGTGTTGGTATACTAACTACACTAATGTATTTAACAGCTATACTTACAAATACAGAAACTCAAGTTATAGGTAGTACGTGGAGTAATTTAACAGGTATACTTTTAACAAATGCATTTTCTATCATAGGTACAATAATGGGTGTTAAACACGCAACTGCAGTTGATAAAAAAGATTAACATATTTATAATGGACGAAGATACTATGAAAGTAACAGCATTGATTTTTTTATTTATTTTTATTTTTTCATCTTGTGCAACCACAACAACTTGCAGTAAGGACTCAATTGAAAAAACAACTAAGTGTTGCAAACATTAAGATTTATAACAAATTAAATATATATAATAAATGGCACGAATTAGAGAATATGGTTGGAGAGACTGGATTACAGTTCCAAAAAATAGAGAACTTTACAACGAAAACATGAATGAAGGTTTAAGACAATTCAAATTGGAAAAACAACGCCGAGATAGAATACTAAAAGCTTCAGTTTTTAATATAAAAGGATTTAATGGAAAATAACGATTTGGCTACTTCTATCATAGAATATATAGAAAAGCAATATGGCAATACCATATCCGAATCTGTAATTGATAAGTATAAAACTGATATACAGAGAATAGTTAAGGAAGAGATTACAAATATAGGAAGGCATCTATCAGAGATAGATGATTCGCAGGTCTCAATGACAGATAATGTTGATGTTTGGGAATTAGCGGAAACTACTCTTTCAGAAGATTATCCTAAATCACGTTATGACTATATAGAAGAAACAGACTACAAACGGAAAGATATGCCCCAAGTAAAAACTCAAGATTTGGGTAAAGCACTTTCTATGGTTAAATCCAAAGTAAATGTAACAAAACTTAATATTCTCGCTACTAAATTAAAAAAATCCCAAAAAGAACTTTATGGCTATAAGGTAAAGGGTATCGCCGGTTCATTCACATCACCTGATAAATTAAAACCACTCATTATATCAAAGGATAATCATATTATAGATGGTCATCACAGGTGGGCAGCCGCCATATATAAATTCGGTAAATCGGTAAAAATACCAGTATTTAGAATAGGTTTACCCAAAGATAAAGCATTAGAACTCTACAAACAAATAGCCCACTCAATTAATGAAGACATATCCATACCAATTAATATAGGTGATACTGTATTAATGGGGAAGTTTAAAAATAAAAGAGTAGTAATCAAGTCAATTACTAAGAATGAAAAGGGTGACTATTTAATAAATGGTAAACCTGCATTTAAGTTTAGATTAATAAAAGAAACATGATTTTAAAATTTACAAATAAAGACATAAGTAAACCAATTCGTTTACAAATATATAAAAAAGTAAACAGCTAAGTGTACAAAACAAGTATTGAATATGTAATCAAAAGTGAGATGGTTATATTTTTATGTTAAAAGACTTGGATTTCCGAGTCTTTTTTTGTATATTTATATATGGGGGAAATAATATGAATAAAAAAGAATTTATAGCGAAAGTATTTGAAAACGAATCCAAAGTAATAGTGGAAGCTAAAGTGTTGAGAGTTTTTGATTTTGATGATACACTGGCCACTACCGTATCTTACATCTATGTAAAACATAAGGATGGTACTGAAAGTAAATTAGACCCGGGTCAATATGCCGTTTACAAACAAAAAAGTGGAGATACATTTGATTTTAGGGATTTCAATAAAATGTTGAATAAACCAAAACTAATCAAAAAGAACTACAACCTACTTAAACGTATGTTGGATAACCCACAAAAGAAAGTAACCATTTTGACAGCCAGAGGGTTGGCGTACCCAGTTACAAAATATTTCAGAGACCTTGGTTTGGATGTGTATGTTGTGGCATTGAACAGTAACAACCCAAAGGATAAATCCAATTGGATTGAGAAACACATCAAAAAAGGATATACAGACATCGCATTCATGGATGACAGTAAAAAGAATATTGATGCTGTAAATAGATTAAAGAGTAAATATCCTAATGTTAGAATTAAGACAAAGTGGGTAACGGAACATATTGTAGAAGAAATACAAGAATGTGTACAGAAATATATCAATAAAATCATTCATTAAATTAAAAATAATATTTATAGTAAATGAATTACGAAAAAGAAGTAATGGAACTAGCCTATGGAATTCTCACTAATGAGGATTTTGAATGGCGACATGAATTTAAACCTAAGATGAAGTTAGAAATAGTCCAGTTATTATTGGATTATTTTACTGATATAGAACATTATGAAAAATGTTCAACGTTGAATGAAATGGTAAAAACTTTGGAGAACACCGATGAGAATTTTAGCGAAACAATTAGCACAGGAAGTAAAGACCCTTAGTGGGTGGATTGTATATATTGTGGATGAAAACGAAAACCCATTAGAAGCAGAAGTTTGTTCTTTGGATGAACTAACAGTAGTGATAAATCAATTACAAAAAAAGATAGATAAATTAAAATCGGAATCTTAAATATGAAACTATTTATATTAGACGATGAAGTGAATACCTTTGAACACGTCATAGATGTTATTCAAAGGTGTTTGAGTTATCCATATACACAAGCATTATCAATAGCAAATATAATACATTATTCAGGAAAATGTTTAGTAAAAGATTCTGAAGATAAGGTAATACTTTATTTATATAAGAATATGAAAAAAGAAGGTCTTAATCTAAAAATAGAGGTATAATATGAAATCCAAAGGATTGGGTGATGATATAGCAAAACTAACATCCGCCACCAGGTTGAATATCTTAGCTGAATCTATCGCTAAGAAGTTAGGTAAGAAAAATTGTGGTTGTTCAAAACGACAAGAAAAACTCAATAAAATATTCCCATATAAACGGAGAAACAAGTAATGGAATTAATTGAATTCATAAGAAATGAAATACAAAAACAATTATCAGTAAACGAAGATTTGCCTACTAGAGAAATAGACCCATCTAAATTTCCAAATCCATTAGGTAGTAAAAAAGGATTTCTAAAAAAAGGAAACTATGATGGGGATAAAACCGATGATATAGTCGCCACAAAACCAGTATCAATATCAGTATCACAACTAAAACCATCACAAGATGCAATATACTTAGGAAAGGCGTTGGGGTTAGCGGTAGGTGGTGTTGAAGGTGGTGATTTAGGAGCAGTTATATCAAAAGATAACTATATCTTAGATGGTCACCACAGATATGCCGCAACCACATTCAATAACCCATCAGCTAAAGTTGGTGGTGTTCAATCTGATTTGGTAATTGGTGATTTAGTACCCGTATTGAGAGCGGTTGGTGATGCTATGAAAAATAGAAGAGGTGTCGCTCCATCTGGTGGTGACATAAACATATTCAAAGCAACGATGGATGATGTAACGGCCGCAATCTATGATGGTAAGAACATGGATTCTAAATTTTACAATAAAGAAAAATCTATCAAATGGTTTGAATCAATTGGTGAAAAAACAATCGCAAAAAGATTGAAAATGATACAAAGTAAAAGACCACCAAGTGGTGCACCAGGGAGAAAGGATATGCCTAAACTACATCCAAATCAACTTGGTATATTAAAAACTTTGTTAAATAAAGGTAATGTTGATGTTAGGAAACCATATGCTGAATCAGTAAATGAAGGTAAACTACCAATTGATTATAATAAAAAAGAAGAAAATCAATGGAGAAAAATTGAAGCTTTAATTAAAAAAATTGATACAGAGAAAAAAGCAAAAGACTTTATAGAAGAATACGCCAACTATGTAGAAAAATTATATAGAGGGGAGCGAAATTATGAAA